TACCTGGCAATGAGCGGATCTACTACGTGGCCGACTCAAGTCAGGTCAAACTGGCCGACCCGGTGACCAAGGATGCCCAAGGCAACGTCATCCCGCTCTCGCAGCGCTTCAAGGCTACTTCGGAGGATATCAGGTTCATGCCCGCCGGCGACATGGCCTCGGGCCGTAGCGTCAAGGACCACCGCGAGGCCATGGACCTGTTTGAGAAGGGCTACCGGCTCTACGGCGCTCTGTACGACGGCATGGAGGATCCCGTCCGACTGAAGAAGGCGACTGAGATCGAACGGTTCGACCCGGAGAACCTGTGGGCCGTTCCTCCTAGGCGCGTGGCTGCGGCAATCGCTATCCGCAATATGCCGGCGGACATGATGCCCCAGCCCGACTCCTCCATGCCCGGTGCCTACAGCTTCCAGGGCGGCTACCGGGCCATCCCGGGCAAGACCAAGGGCTCCTTCCGCCTCTACGGCCCCGCAGGCAGCCTGATAGGAATCGCTAGCAGCCTTGACGAGGCCCAACGCATCCTCCGACGTAAGAACAAATGAGCTACGATAGCCAGACCAGCACGATCCTCATCAACAAGCTGAGGAAGGACGTCGACTCGCTGACGCTGAAGATCGCGGTGCTGACCGACACCAAGGCCAGCGGCACCAGCGGCGGGACGGGCGTGGCCACGACTTGGACAACCCGGGAGCTGAACACGATCCAGTCGGACCCCAACGGGCTGATCCTTCAGTTGGAAAGCAACACTTTCAAACTGGCCGCCGGGTCCTACCAGGTGCGCAACATCAGCGCCTTCCGACACACCGGAAATACCCGGATGCGGCTGTACGATATCACCAACGCGGTGGTCATCGGATACAGCGTGTCGGTGGACGTGTCCAACCAGTCCAACCAGTACCTGGACATGAACGTGCGGATCATCCCGCACAAGGACACGGTCTACCGCATCGAGTACTACATCGCGACCAACGGCACCGATCACCTCGGTAGTCCCGTGTCGCTGGCCAGTATCGACGAGACCTACACAGTCTGCGAGATCACCCGGCTGGACACCGGAGCCACCAAGCCACTCGGTGCCGGCGGTCTGCAGGGGCCCCAGGGTCCTGCGGGCCCCACCGGGCCTGCCGGTCCTCCGGGACCTACCGGCGGCGGTGTGACCAGCGTCAACGTCTCGGGCGGCACGACAGGCCTGAGTACCTCGGGCGGCCCCATCACCAGTAGTGGCACAATCACGCTAGGAGGCGTTCTGGCAGTGTCTGCGGGCGGAACTGGTGCAACCACCGAGGCTGGGGCCCTGACGAGCCTGGGGGCCTACCCTGCGTCCAATCCCAACAACTACACGTCCAACGGTGGAACGGTCACCAGCGTGTCGGTCACCACGGCCAACGGCGTCAGCGGAACGGTTAGCAACCCGACGACCACCCCGGCCATCAGTCTGGCCTTGGGCGCCATCACACCTTCCTCGGTGGCTGCGTCAGGCAATGTCACAGGCGCAAACCTGCTGGGAAACAACACGGGCGACCAGACCATCACGCTCACCGGGGATGTGACAGGCACTGGCACAGGGTCATTCGCGGCGACGATAGGCCCCAAGAAGGTTACCTACAGCAAGATCCAGGACGCATCGGGAACGTCCAAGCTGTTGGGCAGCAACTCAACGGGAGCAACGATCCAAGAGATCACGCTCGGCACCAACCTGTCCATGTCCGGCTCCACGCTGAATGCCGCGGTGGCCTCAGGCAGCGTGACCAGCGTGAACGCCGACGGCGGGACCAGCGGGTTCAGCTTCACAGGCGGCCCTGTGACATCCGCTGGCACACTGTCGATGACCGGCACACTGGTTGTGGCCTCCGGAGGCACTGGCGCTACGTCGGCATCGGGAGCCCGCACAAACCTCGGCCTAGGCATCGGCACCGACATCCCGGCCTTGGATGGCACCGGGGCGACCGGCACGTGGAACATCGACGTGCTGGGCTCCGCAGGCACGATCACCAGCACGCTGCCCATCAACAAGGGCGGCACCGGGGCGACCACGGCTGCGGGTGCAATTGCCAACCTCGACGCCTACCCCAACAGCAACCCGGCGGGCTACACGGCCAATGTCGGAACGGTGACCGACGTCTCGGCATCGGGCGGTGCGAACATCAGCGTGGCCACAGGCAGCACCACGCCGGTCATCAGCCAGAACGTGGCTACCAGCACGCAGAACGGCTACATGACCAGCACCTACGCGGCCAAGCTGGACGGCATCACCGCGGGCGCGAGCGTGTCGTCGGTGGGCGTGAACGGCGGAACCACCGGGATGTCATTCACCGGAGGCCCGATCACCACATCGGGCTCGGTGACGATGACCGGCACTCTGGACATCGCCAATGGCGGCACTGGGGCAACCACTGCGGCCCTGGCACTGACTGCTCTCGGAGCTTATCCGGCAACCAATCCCAGCGGATACACGAGCAATGCAGGTACGGTGACCAGCGTGAGTGTTTCAGGGGGCGGCCTGGGCGTGACCAACCCGACGACCACGCCGGTGATATCTCAGATCGCGGCATCCAATGTGTCCGACGGTTACATGAGCAGCGCCTATGCAACGAAGCTGAATGGAATCGCTGCAGGCGCCAGCGTGTCATCGGTCGCTGTCTCGGGTGGAACTACCGGCCTGTCGTTCAGTGGCGGGCCTATCACGGGCGCAGGAACGCTCACGATGGCCGGCACGTTGAATGCCGATAACGGTGGCACAGGACACACAGCGCCAACGGTCAACGGGCAGTTGCTCATCGGTGATGCTGTCGACGAGGTGTGGGACAAGGCCACACTGACCGCGGGCACCGGCATCACGATCACAAATGGCCAGGGCTCGATCACCATCGCAGCGACGGGCGGCGGTGGCGGTGGCGACGTGGTGGGCCCGAGCAGCAGCACAAACAACACCTTCGCGCTATTCGACGGGTCGACCGGCAAGCTGATTAAGGAGGCATCCTGGGTACAGGACGGCGGCGACTTCATCGGGCCTGGCGGCTACTCGTCCATGGGCGATGGGTTCGTTTACATCCCGGCCTCAAGCAGCAACCCGTCCAGCACTCCGACCAACGTGACGGGAGCCAACGTGCCGATGTTCTTCAACACCAACAGCAACACGCTGCACATTCACAACGGAACAACTTGGAAATCGGTCACGCTGACCTAGAGTCGGGCTTCTGATGAAACACTCCTTCCCGTGCGTCGAGTCAATGCGGCGCGTGAACCTCTCCAACGGGCGCGTGGTGCGCGTCTGGCGCGACCGCACCAAGGAGAACCTGTCGGCCTCGTACGATGACGCCGACATCGTGTCGACCTGCATCGCGCAGGCAACCAACGACACGCAGCTCCTGGCCGCACTGGGCAAGCTCAAGGGCGTCAACGCCGTCGAGCTGGTCGACGCAAATGGCCAGGGCACGGTGGTCTACACGAGCTGGCCATGAGCGACGTTGTTTCCGAAACCATCCAGGAGCGTGGCAAGGTCTACGGCGAGCCGCACCACAGCCACACCAACATCGGGCTTTCCTGGACAGGCCTGATCCAGCAGCACTACGGAATCACGCTGCCGCACGCACTGCCGCCTCACATTGTCGAGCTGATGATGGTGGCCTTTAAGGTGCAGCGCAGCGCCCGGGTATTCCACCCCGACAACTATGTCGACCTCCGGGCCTACGCAGCGTTCGCAGAGCACGCTCAGGAGCACCCCGGCGAGCCCTACGTTCCGCAGAAGTGACCCCTGTTTGACCCGCATAAACATTGGGTTTTCTTTAAAATCTACAGAAAAACCGTTTTCTCTGTAGACGGGTAAAGTGTTTTCATGCAGATTGTTCCCGTCGAAAGGAACAACACCATGAGCAACACGCAGAAAACCAAGATCTTCCGAATCGTCCGTGGCTTCTGTCCTGAGATCCACATCGACGAGGCCTTCCAGATCGTCGACTACATCATCGCGCAATCTGGTGGCAAGTTTGCCAAGGCGAAGCAACTGGCTGAAAACCCGTATCGCATCGACGGCTTCTTTAGCTGGTAATCGACACCTTAGGTCTTGCTGAACCCACCAGCACATCCGGCCCGGGAGGAATCCGAGGTAACCAGGGGCGCGACTGGCCAACGCGCAACACTCTCCAAACCATGACCACCATTTCAAACCTCATCAGCGCACTCATCATCGTCGAGTCCTCGGGCAATGATCTTGCCATCGGCGACAACGGACGCGCCCTAGGGCCACTACAGATCCACCGCGGTGTGGTCCTCGATGTGAACCGGATCACCGGCAGCAACTACCGGCACTCCGAGATGACCAACCGCTTGGCAGCCCGGGCTGTGTGCGAGGCCTACCTGAAGCACTGGGGCAAAGGCTGCACGACTGAGCAGCTTGCCCGTAAATGGAACGGAGGCGGCCCCAGCGGTGACAAGAAGAAGGCCACCGAGGCGTACTGGCTCCGCGTAAAGAAACACCTTCCGAAATGACCAAACCGAAAACTATCAACGTGACACCCACCACACACAAAGCCCTGCGGGACTACTGCCTGCAGACCGGCTCTAAGCTCCAGGCGATTGCCGACAAGGCCATCCTGTCCTGGCTGAGAAAGGCGGCCAAGTGAAGCGCATCCTAGCTATCGACCCGGGCCTGTCCGGAGGTATCGCACACTTCGCAAACAACCGGGTGGTTGTTGAGCCAATGCCAGACACCGACGGCGACGTGCGTGAGGTGATGATCAACTACCTGAGCCAGTCAGACGTGGTCTACATCGAGAAAGTGGGCGGATACATTGGAGGCAAAGGGGCACCTGGGAGCGCCATGTTCAACTTTGGGCGAAACGTAGGATTCCTGCATGGACTCATAGCTTCCATGCTCACCCGCTGCATTGAGGTGCCGCCACAGCGCTGGCAGAAGACGATACAGGCCGGCACCAGCAAGACCCACGGCACGCGCTGGAAAGCCCACCTGAAGCAACTGGCGCAGCAGCGTCAGCCGTCGCTAGGTATCACCCTGAAGACAGCGGATGCCATCCTGATCTTGGAGCACGCCATGATTGCGGAGGGCCTCCAGTGAATCCAATCGCTGCAGGCGTGAAGGCTGGTTGGATCAGCTTTCCGGTAGAGGTGAAGGCACGGCAGATGTCGCGCAGCCTAGCGCAACCCGCGGAGGCCTTCGACTCCGGTCTGGCTTGGCGGATGTACGACAACGGAGCCAGCCGGGATCAGATCGCACGGGCTGTCGGGTGCAGCCGGCGTGGTGTAGAGGCGGTGATCAAGCATGGGAGAAACAGCAAATGAGCGATACCCCAATATCAGACAGCACTCCGCACAACGTAGCCGATCTTGGTATGCTGTGCAGGAGGCTGGAACGCGAACTCAACGCAGCCAATGACCGCATCAAGCGGCTGGAGGACCGCATCCACCGAGCGAGTATGGCATACTTTAGGGACGGATCGGACGGACAGGTGGCGAGTCAAATGCTTCAGATTTTGGAGGAGGAGAGGGGGAAGCAATGAGCCGCTACAAATACACGAAGCTGCGGAACTTAGGTTCTGTTCACGGCTTCCTAATCCACACCCCAGATGATCGTCAACTACTAGACATTTATCCGATTGGAATTGTCCGCGAACTCAATCGAATGGCTGAAAGAATCAACAAGCTGGAAGAGGAGAACGACGCAATGAGAGCGGATCTGCTGTTGTGGAAGGACTGGGTGGAGGAGGAGAGGGGGAAGCCGTGAACGTCGCGTTCGTTTACCGGCACAAGATGACCAGCGAGGTGCTTGTAGTAGACATCGACCGCGCACGGGAACTCGACGCAGCCAGACCATACTGGCAGCACGTTTCAACCGTGGACCCCATCATCATCCTGCAACTCATCGTCAAAGCAAAGGGACGAGCTAGGACCAAGATCATCAAAGAATTAAGCGAGAAACCATGAGAACACCCACACCGATGGTCGACGCCGTCGCATTCACAATCAATCGGGACGAGGTGGTGCACACCTACCCGGCGAACGAGGTCTGCCCCGCTCAGTTCGCCCGCGGACTTGAGGCCGGCCTAGCCGAGGCACTGCGGCAGATTGAGGAGCTCCGAGCGCAAAAACTCGAAGCACTGCAGCACCAGCGCGAAATCTTGGACACCTGCATCAGCCTGGTCGAGGGCCTGAAATTCCGAGCATGAGCACCAGACTTCACGAGCTGCCGCCTGATCACCGTCT